ACCCTCACTGCTACACCCTCACTGCTACACCCTCACTGCTACACCCTCACTGCTAAGATTCAAAATAAGTAAGGTTACATAACACTCTTTATATTCTTTAATATAACAGCCCTTATATTATGATAACAATAATCAAAAGGTACTCCTAGATAACCTATGCTTATATTACGGGCAACAGCCCGAATTTCACATTGTTTTGGAAATTTAAGGTTAGTTTACTTTAGTAAAGCTTTCTGTCTAATCTAAGGATGGTTAAATAAACGCTTTTAATATCTAAACTATATTTTATATATAAGAGCCCTTAGATTGCATCCTAATAGGTTTTTAATATAAGAGCCTTTATATAAGACACCTTTATAATTTGTTGGGTATCATTATCAACTACTTGTAATTAGTAAACAAATGAGATATAATAGGTTTACTAAAACATAGGAGAAGCCCATGACACAGGTAGAAGTGCTCAGTCAACTAAAAGAAAAAGACGGTATCACTTTCTCAAAACAATACTTAGGGAAACTTGTCAAAGAGGGTAAGATACCATATACTGAAGTTAAAGGTAAAAAGAAGTCTTTTGAATATGAAGCTGTTAAACAAGCGTTGCAGAATATGAAACAACGATTACCTAATGGTGAGAAGTTTAATGCTCAGAATGAAGATGGATCTACAAAGACAATAAATAGTACAAAAATCTTCTTACAAGAGTATCAAGGTGAGTTAGCAAAGATAAAAGTTGATGTTGCAAAAGGTGAACTTGTACCACGTGACGAGGTTGAGCAAAAAGCATTTACGGTTATGCGTGTTGTACGTGATCAGATTCTTGCAGTACCGGAAAGATTGGCAGGTGATCTTGCATCCACTACAGATGTAAAGGAAGTTAAAGAGATTATGTTCAAAGAGCTTAATCAAGTTCTCCTGTATTTAAGTGACGAAAAGGTTTTATATGAATAGGATAGAGATACACGAAAAATTTAATGCTGATGGTAATATTGAAATAGCTGATGCGTTAGATTATGCAATAGCTAAAACAAGAGAAGAGTTTAAGTCACATAGTGATATGACTAAGAATGAAGCAAAAGAGATTCAACAAAAAGTTGATGATGGATTAGAAGAAGCTATGCGTGAATTAGGTATAAGAACCTTATCAACAGATGCACTTATAAAGCTAACCCAATATGGGGTTAAGAGTGGTGTCATAACTGTTAAGAAATTACAAGAGATACCTGAAGCACATAGAGTTATAAATGAGTCTTAACCCTCTTATAATAGGGTGTATGAACGCTCTTAAACCTGATCCACGACTCACAGTAAGTGAATGGGCGGATGAATTTAGGATCTTGACAACAGAAGCTTCAGCAGAAGCAGGTAAGTATCGTACAGCAAGAGTACCGTTTGTTAAGGAAATACAAGATTCATGTTCACCAATGTCACCATGCTCACAAGTTAAGGTTATGAAGGGTACACAATTAGCACTGTCAACAGCAGGTGACAACGTTATGTTGACATACCTTGATCTATACCCATGTCCTATCCTCTATATCGTACCAACTGAAACACTTGCTAAGGGTACATCTACACGTAGATTCACACCGGCAATAAGAGCTATACCTCATCTTAGGAAGAAAGTTATAGGTGGTAAAAGTAAAGATGAAATTGGTAATATGTTTACAAAGAATGTTTCAGGTGGTGGTGTAACATTAGGTTGGTCAAACTCTACTTCATCTTTTCGTTCCTTCTCAGCTAGACTTGTTATTTTGGATGATGTTGATGGTTTTGGTGAGTTTGGTGAAGGTAATGTAATGACTCTTGGTAAAGCAAGAGCAGATGCTTTTTCAAACAAGATGATCTATATAAACTCTACTCCAACTATTGAAGGTAATTCCAATATTGAAAAAGAATATGAAGATAGTGATCAACGCGAATACTTTATGCCATGTCCTGAATGTAAGGAACTTATTAACTTTGAATGGGATCGATTTGACTTTACGCATGAGGACTACATACTAACTTCAGAAGTCAAATATGGATGTAAGCATTGTGGTACACTCATTCCTGACCATAAAAAAACATGGATGATGAAAGAAGAGAACGGAGCTAAATGGATTCCTCAGAATGAGGGTCACATACATAGAGGATATTTAGTTCCATCATTCTTATCACCTGTTGGGTGGTTATCATGGGATGAGATAGCAAGAGAATTTTTGAAAGCTACTAAGATATTAAAACGCGGTGATCCACGTATGATGCAAACATGGGTTAACACTAGACAAGCAAGACCATTTAAACCACAACTCGATGGTGTTGATATTGTAAATCCTGATGAGAGAACAACACACTATGGTGCTGAAGTGCCTAATGAGACTATGGTATTGACAGCAGGTATTGACACTCAGGATGATAGATTTGAGGTACTTGTACTTGGTCACGGACATAAAGGAAACCTCTATGTTATTGACTATAAGGTGATTGCAGGTGATCCACAGTACGATGCCACTAAGAAAGCACTTGACAACTTCCTTGTCAACAGGGTTTACACACGTGTTGACGGTTTCAAAATGAAAGTAGTTGGATCATCAATAGATACCGGTGGTCACAGAACCAAAGCAGTTTACGAATATGTTAAGCACCGTTTACCAAATAAGATATTTGGCATTAAGGGTGCATCAACATTAAACGCACCGGTTGTAAACAAGCAGTTGAAAAACTTATCAATGCACGATTCAAACCTCTTCATAGTTGGAACTACAACAATTAAGGATGATTTCTATGCACGATTGGGAATTGTCACAGAGGGTTATAATTATGTGTACTTTCCAAAGCTTGATGTAATTGATGATAAATTCTTCAAGATGTTGACAGCAGAAAAGAGGGATGGGAAAGGTCAGTATGTTAAGGTGCGTACACGTAATGAAGCAATCGATACAATGGTGTATGCTATTGCAACATTGACGATCTTGGATATTAAGGTAGATGAGCTTATCAGACCTATTCTTTATATTGGTAATCCGGTAAAGAAAGTTGAGGAAAAAAAGAAACCTAAATCATGGTTAGATGAATATTAATTAATATGATATAATAATCAAAAAGGAACTTCTCATGCCTATAGTATTAAAAACGTACGGTGAACAGTTAGAAGAAGTACAAAATGCTATTTCAGCAGTTATGACAGGTCAACGTTATGAGCTTGGTGGCAGGGTGATGTGGCGACCTGACCTTGAAATGCTTAATGGACGTGAGAAAGATCTACAGGAAAAACTAGACAGATATGGTGATGTTATTCCTAACAGAACAGCACGTACAGGGATGGCAGTAGGGGTAAGTTTTGGTTAGAACATATATAAAAAAATGGATTGTAAATACATTTGATCTTAGAGCTTTTTACGAGGGGGGGAAGAAAACTCAGGCTAATAGGGATTTTTGGGATGCTAACTCAAACTTTGAATTAACAGCTACAGCAGATCGTGATACATTAAGAGCAAGGGCAAGATGGCTTTATGCAAACAACCCTATCATGGGAAACATTGATGGTGCTATTGTTGACAATGTAATTGGTCAAGGTATTAAACTTCAAAGCCGAATAGGTAAAAAGAAACTTGATGATGAGATAGAAAGACGTTGGAAAATATGGGCTGAAAATAAACTCCTATGTGATAGTTCCGGTAAAATGATATTTGGTGATATTCAACGTGTCCTTTTGGCTACTAGAATGGTGGATGGTGAGGTGCTTATCTACAAAAGATACACAGATGAGGGCTTACAACTCCAACTTATTGAAGCTGATGCTTTAGATATGGGATTAGACAATGGTGTAGAGAAGGATACATCGGGTAGAATCACAGGTTATCGCTTTAAAGTGGCTAATTCTGATGGCACATACTCCAATGAAACCATAACAATCAAAGCAGAATACATCATAAATTACTTTAAAGCTGAAAGATTTACACAGGATCGTGGTATTTCTGAGTATAAACAGGCTATTTTAGACATAAAGAACTTCTCAGGCTTCCAATCAGCTACTATTAAGGGTGCAAGAGCAAGGGCTTCTATAGCATATACTATTAAGGCAGATATTGATCCTAGTAAGATGGGTGTTACCGGCACAAGTGATGATGATAGATTACAAGAGATTAATGGTCTCATGGTTTATTATCTAAAAGGAGGTGAGTCTATTGATAAGACAGCACCACAAGGATCATCTGATGATTACAAGTCATTTACTGAAACTACGATCAGATTGATAGCTACAGCTAGGAGAGTATCTTATGAGTTGGCATTTAAAGACTATTCTAAGGTAAATTTCGCATCATCAAGAGCATCATTGATTCAAGATAACTATAGATTTGATGCTGAACAGATACACTTTATCTCCTATGTTCTTAATGATATATATGGTACATGGTTAGAGATTGAGATCATGAGAGGTAACATAAAAATACCACTTGTTAAATTTATGACGGATAAAACAGAGTTCTTAAAACAGAAATGGATCACACCTAAGCGATCATGGGTTGACCCTCTTAAAGACCTATTAGCAACTGAAAAAGAGATTGCTTTAAATCTTACTACACAAACTGATGAAGCTATGGCACAAGGTAAAGACTTTGAAGAGATCCTTGAACAGAAAGCACATGAGGTAGAGTTACTTAAAAAACATGGTTTATGGATTGAACCTGAAGATGGGGATAAAAACTCACCTACTCAGGATATGGCTGAAGCACGAGTTCTTATAGATGAACTTTCTGAGAGAATTGAACAGCTTGAAGCAACAAACTAATTTAGTGTTGCTTATATTAATTAATATGATATAATTAGGTGTAAAGGACAAGATATGGAAAAGCGAAACGCCCTCTTAGGTGAGGTTCATTACAGACAGGCAACTGTTAGGTTAAAGAATCCATCTACAGACAATAAACCCAATACCCATACATTTACTATTGTATCTGACGATAATGGTGGTATGCGTTATGATTGGTATTCAGGTGAATCGTATGTTGAGGAACTTAGCATTGATGGTGCTTCATTCGGAAGCCTTAGAACGTTCTTCAAAAATCATAATCGTGATGTAGATAGTGCTGTTGGTCGGATTGAAGAAACACGTGTGGATGGTGGCACTATCGTTAGTGATGTTGTATTTGGAACAGGTGAAGATGAACAGAACATTTATCGTAAGTACACAGAGGATATTCTCACAGATGTATCAATCGGTTATCAAATCAATAAGTACGAGGTAGAAGAACGTGACGGTGAACCCGATGTTGTTACTGTTACTGACTATGAGATTTTTGAATTATCAGCAGTTGGTATTGGTTTTGACAAAGGTGCAAAGAAGCGTGAGGTGATCTTAGAAGATGAATCAGAAGTGTTAGCAAGAGTTGAAGAACTTGAAGCTATATTTGGAATTACACATAAGGAGTCCTAAATGACACTAAAAGAGAGATTAGCAAAGCTTGAAGCTATTGTTAAAAGAACAGAAGAACAAGAAGCTGAACTTACACAAGTTCGTGCAGACTTGAAAGAAGAAAAAGAGGCGAGAGCTAAAAAAGAAGCTGATGATAAAACTGAACTTGAAAAAACAAGAGCAGAAAACATAGAGCTTAAAAGAGTTGCAGGTCTCAATGAGATGGCTGATCTTTACAAAGTTGACGCTGAAGTACGTAAGAGTGCTATTGCTGATAAAACTATGGATGAGCATAAATTTGCAAGAGCGATCCTTGACGCAAAGGCAGGAGAAACAAACACAGTACGTGTTGGTACAACTCCGAACAGAGAGGCTATGGTAGTACAACTTACTGATGTAGTTGCAAGTAGAATGGGCGTTTCAGTTGATCTTTCAGCTAACTCGTTTAGATCAGCAAGATTCTCAGATATTGCAAGAGCAGTTACAGGTGATACAGCAAACTTTGAATTGTCAAATATTGAAGTAGCAAACAGAGCTATGGCAACAACTGACTTTCCACTTCTTTTGTTAACAGCAGGTAACAGAAAGATCATTGAAGATTTTGATGCTGAAGAACATACTTATAAACAGTGGGTTCAAGAAGAGGACGTTCAGGATTTCAGAACAAACACTGATATTAGTACGCAATCAGCAGGTGGTCGCTTAGATAAAGTTCTTGAAAACGGTGAGTTGAAAGAAGTTGAACTCGGTGAAGGTGCTGAAACATGGGCTATCGATACATTCGGTAATAAATTTACAATCACTCGTAAAATGATCGTGAATGACGACCTAAATGCATTTACAAATATGCTTGAAGGTGTTACTGAGAGATCAGGAAACTTGGCTAATGGTATGGTTTATGACCTACTTAGAAAAGCAAGTTCAGGTGCAGGTTATGTAATGGCTGATGGAAAAGCAATCTTCCATGCTGATCATGGTAACTTAACTGATACAGTATTTGATGCTAATGGTGTTGCTCTTGAAGCAGGTAGATTGGCTATGAGAAGTCAAGTTGCATCTAATGGTACAACTAGATTGAATATTGCACCAACATACTTACACATTCCGGCTGAGTTGGAGCAAAAAGCCAACATCTTGCTTAGATCGATTGCAAGTACGCTTGACAACAAAAATGCAGGAGTTATTAACCCATTCGTAGGAACATTGATCCCTATCGTTTCAGGTGAATTATCAGGTACAGAGTGGTACTTATCTGCTAAGAAACGTACAATCAAAGCAGGTTATCTTGCAGGTACAGGTCGCAGACCGCTACTTCAAGTTGATAGAAATGCACTTTCTAACACTTCATTTGAAGGAATCTTTGACTTTGGTGTTATGGCACAAGACTATAGAGGTCTATTCAAAGGTAAATAAGAGTGAGTGAACCTTCGGGTTCGCTTTAATCATTAATTCTTAAAAGGATAACAGATGGCTAAAACAGCTAGAAAAGTTCAAGATGGGCTAGTAGTAAATGTAATTGCAGACGCAAATTACAGTGGTGGTGATCCGATTAATTTCGGTGCAAGAGTTGGTATTGCATCAACTGATGTAGTTACAGGTGAAGAAGTAGCTCTCCAATTAGAAGGTGTATTTCAATTCACAGCAGTAACAGCAAATACGATTGCACTTGGTGACAAGATTTATCTTGATAATGTTGGTGGTGTAGAAGCTACAACAACTGCAACATCAAACAAGACAATCGGTTATGCTGTTACTGAAAAAGCAGGTGCAGTAGCCGGAACAGTAAACGTAAAACTAGGAGTCTAAGATGACTAAAGTAACATTTACAGGAACTACATTAACGAGTAAAGGTCGCTTTATTAAAGGTGAAACTTGTAATAAGTTTACTGAAGATGAAGCTAAGGACTTACAAAGGCTTAGTACCGTTGAGAGTCCTGAAACTCCCACCATAGATAAAGATGCTGAAAAGAAAGCTAAAGCTGAAAAGGCTAAGAAAGCCAGAGAAGCTAAAGCTGAGAAAAAGTAAGTAGGTTGAGATGAGTTTTAAAGATCAATTAAAACTAGATTTAGATGTGTTTTTTAACATAGATGAATTTGCTGTTGAGGTGATTTATCATCTTGGTAAAACCTCAACACCGGTAACTGTTCAATTCTTTGATGAAGAGAGTGGTTTAGGTGATTCAGTATTACGAAAACTCATTGTGAAACATGATGATTTACCAACCTTGTCAAAGGATGGTTACTTCATGATTAATGAGGTTAAGTATGGTGTGGTTGATTTTATTCCCGATGAGGAAAAACTCATCTTCAACGTTATTTTACGGAAAGGTATGAGATGAGTGACTTAATTTTTTGCTTAGAATCAGAAGCAAAAGAAGCATTACTTGATATTATTCAATATGAAGATGAAGCTCCACATGTTTTTGTTGCTTATCGTGAAGCAAATAGGAACTCATTTAGCAGAACGGTTACATTTGTAATTCAAACAAAAGAGGGTAATGAAACTTTGATAAACAGAATTGTTAAAGCATCAAGTAAAAACGATCAAGCACTCAGGTTTATTAAATCTGATATGAATATTGAGAGTGGAAATTTGACTGTTGACTATGTTTTTGTTGAAGCAGTTATTACTCCAAACTTAACATAAAGGCAAAATTATGGCGAAAAGTAGTATTTTTACAGGTGGTGGACGACTCTACTACCAAAAACTAAACGCAGATGGTTCTTATGAACCGTTGATGTACTTTGGTAAAACAGATGGTATTTCTTTTTCTACTTCAGTAGAGTGGAAAGAACATTATGATTCTGAAGGGTGTACACAGCTCTTGGATGCTAAATATCCATCTAAAAAATCAGCAGAGATCAAGTTTGATACATCTGAGATCACTCTTGAAATGCAAAACAAGGCGTTCTTAGGTGATATTGTAGAAACGAATCAAGCAATCGCTACAGCAGAACCGGTTACAGTTGCAGGTACATTGGTTAAAGAAGGTTCAATCGTTGACATTGGTTATTACAATACAACAATACTTGTGGTTCAAGATGTAACTGATCTTATAACTTATGTTGAAGGTACTGACTATAACTTTGATGCTAAATCAGGGTATATCACGATCATTCCTTCAGGAGATGGTGGTTCAATTACAACAGGCGATGTTCTTCACTTAACTGTAACAGCTCCGGCTATTACAATGAATACTTCAGCAACAATGAAAAACTCAGCGTTGATAGGTAGATTTATTGTTATTACGAGTTCACAGACAGGTAACAACTATAAATATACGTTTAAAAACGCATCTGTTACTCAGGATGGTGAGTTCTTACTTAAAGGTGAAGAGATTGGTAAACTTTCATTCTCAGGATCAGCGATGGTTGATACTGTTGATAACGGTGTACTTTCTGACTACCTAGATATTGCGGAACTTGATAGTTCAGCGTGTTAAACAAAACCCTCTCTTTTGAGGGGGAGTTTCTTGAATATAATATAAAGGTATTACATTGAAAAAATTTCCCATTAATTCAATAACTGTTGATGTAGAAGCATTAGGCGGTGCAACAATTTTAACTGAGTTCACTCAGGAGTATAGAGTTAAGTGTAACGAGGATCGTGAATACGATACACCGGTAAACGGATTACTCAATGCAGGTCTTACTCAGGAACAGGTTGAGAAGCTTGGTCAAAATGTAGTTGTAGCTCTCTATGAAGAAGTCATTGACCTAACTTACCCAAATCAAAGAAATGAATTACAAGCTATGATAGATTCAGGTGAATATAAAGAACCTACTGAAGATGAGATTGAAGAGTCAAAAAAAAACTCCTAACTGATATTGCAACACTAATAGCACATGGTCATTCAGAAGCCTATTTTTATGGCGTGTCTTTTTTTAATATATCTCTTGAACAAATAGAAGATGATAAACGTGAACAGATCCAACATCAAGCTATTGCACACAGGGGATCTAAATATGAAGATATTAATGAGTTCTTAAAGATATTTGATAAGAAGAAAAAAGAGAATAAGGAGATTGATCATAGAGGAAATCTTGATATGCTCAATAAAAAACTATGATATAATATTGATTAATATTGAAAGGTAGATTATGACTGATACTGACATTCAGATAAAGATTAACGCTGTTGCAACAGACGCTTCACGTGAAATCAAAAGGCTTACCAAACAAATAGATGCTATGAATAAAACCATAGCTAAGGGCGGTAAGGTTAATCAGTATGCAGTAGGTCAAATGACTAGAAGTTTTAAATCACTTACAGCACACGTATCAAAATTAATGATAATTTACGGAACTTTCAAAACACTTCTTACAAGTACGGTAATCACTGCAAAATTTGAACAATCCGTTAAGAAACTTGGTATCTATTCAGGTGCTACAGCAATACAATTACAGGAGTTAGAGGATAAGGCTAAGGCATTAGGTGAATCCACTGTATTTTCTGCTTCACAGGTTGCTGAGGGTATGAATGAGATGGCTTTAGCCGGTCTTAGCTCAGAACAAATGTTAGCAGGTATTGGAGATACGTTAAATCTTGCATCTGTTGGTATGATCACTTTGAAAGAAGCTACTGACTATACTGTAACTTCTATGAAAACCTATGGACTTGAAGCAACAGATATGAATAATATCACAGATATATTTGCTAAAGGTGCAACAATATCTGCAACAACTGTTACACAACTTGGTCATGCTTTAACTAAAGCCGGTGCAGTAGCTAATAGTTATAATATTTCCTTAGAAGAAACTACAGCTATGTTAGGACTTCTTGCGGATGGTGGTAGAAGGGGTGCTGAAGCCGGTACTCAATTAAAAATTGCTATGTTAAGATTAGCATCAAACCCTGAAGCTAAAAAATACTTAGATCAGTTAAATATTAGTATGTATAAAATGATTGAACAAGCTGATGGTACAAGAAAGAAAGTTCTATTACCATTTACAGAACAGTTGCGAATAGTGAGGGATCGTTTAAGAGAACTTGATGCTGAAGCTAGAAATGAAGCTATGGCTAGGATATTTGGTACAGAAGCAGTTGCTTCAGCCGAAATACTAATGAACAATCTTGAAAAAGTGCATGAAAACTTAGCTAAAATAAGAGATGCTATGGCAAATGATTTTGCTACACAATCTGCAATAGCTATGGTTGACACTTTAACAGGAACATTTAAGAACTTACTATCTGCATTAGAAGGTCTTGCAATAAAGATTATTGCAGATATGACACCGGCATTACGTGAAATGTTAGATGGGTGGACTGAAACAATTAGGGGTATGGATGAAGATGAAGTAAACATGTTTGCTGAATCATTAATTAATTTAGTCAATGCCGTAGTCTTAACAACTGATACTATAACTAAGTTTTCAGGTACGACTATTGGATTCATATCTGAAAATAGGAACTTATTAAAAGTTGTTGCTTCATTAGGTGTTGCATTTAAGATTCTAAAGAGTGAAATGTTGGCAACCTTTGTAGTTGGTATGGGTTCAGCCGGAATGAGCGTTACACGGTTTACAGGACTTTTAATTGTAGCAAGATTAAAAGTAATGGCATTAGGTACTGCTATGATGAGTTGGACTATTTTAGCAACGGGTGGTATTGTTGCAGTTGTAGCCGGTTTAGCTATTTATATTGACAGATTACAAGATACATGGAAAAAAAGAAAGAAACTCTTGGATTTAGAGAATAAGGGTAGTAGGGATTATGCCTCAATCGTTGATAGAATTGTTGAAGCAACTAATTATCAAACAGGTGTGATTGGTAAGAATAATGTTGAAAGAGCTAAATTAGCTAAAGCAATATCAGAAGAAATTTCAAAATTACTTCAGGAAGAAAAAACTCTTAAAAAAGGTAGTTTAACTACTGAAGAATATATACAAAAGAAAGAAACATTAAAAGAAGTTATTTCATCTCTACAACAGAAGTTAGTTCAACTTGGATCCTCATGGGAAAAAGAAACCGGTGCAATTAAAAAAGCCACTGATGCACAAATTGAAAATTTAGAGATAAGTCAAAAAGCATTAGATAACTTTGATAAGTATGATAAAACATTACAGAAAAGGGTTAACGCTACTGATAAGGCTATTAAAAAGATTGAGAAAATTGAAAGAGGTCTTTTACTTAAACAAAAACAAATAGAAGTAGAGCGATTAGCTATTATCAAAAAATATGCTGATATGAGATCTCAAATTATTGAGGAATATGATTCATTAGAGTATGAAGGTAAAACTAAGAATTTAAGTTCTTATGAGAAATATTTATCAGATAGAAACAGAGCATTGGACTTAGCAAATAAGGCTGAAGAGGCATTAACTGAGGGTAGGTTAGCTGAAGCAAGTAGATACTATTCTGAGGCTAAATCATTGGCTTCAAGTTTTTCTGCCTCTGTTATTGAAGAGAATGGTAAGATCCTTGCAAGTTCTGATGAAACATATAGAATAGCATTAAGTATTTATAAGAAAACAAAAGAAGGTGAACTTAAAATCCTCAATCAGAAAAAGATTGCAGAACTTGAAGCAAATGCAAATAAGATGGAACTAATTGTACTTGAACTTGAAGGTCAACAAGCTTTACTTAAAATGCAAAAAGAGCAACTTGAAGCATTAAAGAATTTAGGTAAAACAGCAGAGGAAACTAAAAAAGATTTTGATGAACAGGATTATTTTGAAAAGATAAATAAAGATTTTGATGAAACTGTAGCTAAGTTCAAAAGTAAACATCTTGAAGCAGTTGCTAAGTTAGATAAAGAGAAATTTGATCAAGCATCACAACAACTTGAAGAGAAAATTGATAAGATTAATAACAAGGGTATTGACCTTAAAGTTAAAGTTAAAGATATTGATGAAGCAACTAAGAAAACACATCATTTAGAGAGTAGATTAGTTAATGGTAACTATGAGATGGTAGTTGTTGCTAATGACGAAGATCTTGATGAATCACATAAGAAGGTTAGTAGATTAGAAACTAAACTTGTCAATGGTAATTATGAGATGGTTGTAGTTACTGAAGATGTAGAGCTTGATGATACTACTAAAAAGGTTAGTAAATTAGAAACTAAACTTGTCAATGGTAATTATGAGATGGTTGTAGTTACTAATATAAAAGATGCTAAAAAAGAGATTGATAAAATTGAATCTCATGCTAAGTCAAAAAAACCTGTAACACAAGAATTAGTAAGTGATGTTCTACCGGCTAAATTAGCAATAGATCAGTTTGTTGGTTGGGTTGGTACACAAGAAGCATCAATGAAGGTTTATGTCAATATTACACCGGCAACACAAGGTGTTAACAAATTAATTGCTTGGATCAATAATCAGGTGGCTTATGTTGATGTATATGAGCGTTATCATTCAGCAAGAGCAGGTGGTGGGTTAATACCTAGATTTGCAAATGGTGGTATGTTTACAGGTTCAGGTAGGGTTGCAGGTTATGATCCTACAGATAGTGATAAAGTATCAGCGAGGTTAACAGGCGGTGAGTTTGTTGTTAAGCGTGAAGCAGTTGATTCCTATGGTCTTAGTATTCTTCATGCAATAAACACTATGAGCTATCCTAAACCACGTGGTTATGCTATGGGCGGTGTAGTTGGTGGTGCAGGTAATTTAACCTCTCCTAGTGATATGTCACCTATTAACCTAAATATAGGTAATCAATCATTTAGGATGATGGGTGATAGAGAAAATACTGAATCTTTAGTAAGATTTATTGAAAGTGAAGGTGGACTATGAAAAATATGGTTAAGCAAATAGGTAGTATAGTTCTTCATAAACCTTTGTTTGTTAAAGAGTTCAATGAACCAAATAACATGCAAGGTGAAATGTTAATGAGTACGTTGGGAACGCATATTGTATTTACTGCACCAATAGAAACACCTTATATTACATTGGAAACTAAGGGGGATAGTGGGTGGTTAAGTGAGGATAATATAGCTGATCTAAAAGCATTATGGTATACTTCTTTGGAATACGATATAATATATATTGACGATACAACAGATACAGTACGATTTGCTAATGAAAAACAAATAGTTTTCTCACCTATTTCAGTTGGTGCTTGTTATTACAATGTAATAATCCCACTAGCAAAGGTTTAATATGGCATTAAAATATCATAAAGCAATAGCTGATACAGGTGGTGTAATAGGTAGTGAAATATTTTCAGGTGACGTGGGTACTTTATTTCCTGAGATACTTTTATCAGAACAAAGTGCAGGAGCAACTATTTCACGGAAGTTTTATATTGCAAATGATGGTGCTGAAGATGTGTTGATCTCTGACCTTTCAAAAGATAGTACCTCTGTATTTACAGCAATACTTTTTGAGAGTACGGGTGATGCACAGGTAGTTGGTGATTTAACAGGTTCAGAGGTGGATGAGAGTCCTATAACTGTAACAATACCTGCAAGTGGTCATAAATCATTTTGGCTTCAATTAGACATTCCAATAGGTTCAACAAAAACAGAATGGTTTGGTTCAGTAGATACCAAACAAACAAAAGGATAACGTATGGCAAATATGACTGACGCTCACGAAAACGAATACTTAGACGGAATTACAGGTGTAACACAATATACTACACCGGCAATAACTTATTTAGCAATTTTTACAGCAGATCCAACAGATACAGGTTCAGTTGCAAATGAGCTTACGGGTAATGGTTATGCAAGAAAATCACTTGCAGGGTTGTTTTCATTGGCTACAGGTACAGATGGTTCAGTATCTAACACCTCTCTTATTACTTTTGTAACTGCAACAGGGAATTGGTTAGAAGCGACTCATGTAGGAGTAATGAAAAGCGGTACAGGTGGAACAGGTGATATGATAATTCATTTACCATTATCTTCAGCTATCACCATTTTAAACGGTCAAGCGTTTGAGTATGCAATAGGTAAACTTACACTAAACGCTACGTAGGGGTTAAGAAATGGCATTAGATACCAACTTAGTAGCACATTATCTTCTTTATGACAATGCAGATGATGAAACAAATACATACGATGGTATAGTTGGTGGTGGAGTAGTATTTAGTGGAGAAGATACCTACTTTGATGGCTTAGATGATTATATTTATGCAACAAACCCAATTAGTACAGAAGAATATACTATATCATTATGGGTGAAACCTGTAAACAGTACACCAAATAATTATGAAGGAATCTTGGGAAAGTTTGAAACAGACGGAGCAGGTGGATTTAGGATACAAGGATATTCAGCTAGTGGTTGGGTATTCCAAGCTGAAACCACAGGGGGAACAGATTTAGTAGCAGATGCTTTTTCATTGTCAAATTCAGAATATACTCATATTGTTGCTGTAAGGGATAGTAGTGGGGTAAAGGTATACCTTGATGGTGTGCTTAATAGTTCCAATGATGATACATTAACAAGTTTACATAGTAATACTTTATGGATAGGTAAAGGTTATAATGATACAAATAGATATTATAATGGTTATGTTTCAAATGTAAGATTATATTCAGATGCAAAAAACCAAGCATTTGTGGATGATCTAAATGATGAAGGTCGTTATTTAAAACCAGAATCAACAGGAACAATAACAATTACAGGTAGTGCAGAAGCATATACTTTACCTCAATCAGAAGGTGTAATAACAATTACAGGTAGTGCAGAAGTTACCCAATATGTACCTGAATCAACAGGCTCTATAGAAGTAAATGGTAGTGCAGAAGTTACCCAATATTCACCTGAATCAACAGGTTCTATAGAAGTAACTGGTAGTGCTTCAGCACAGGCAATTATAGCAGAATCAAGTCTTTTCACTTTTGCATATAGCATCCAACAAGCACAAGCAGAAAGTAAATTTAACTTTGTTTACACTATAGAGCAACCAAAAGTACCACGAATTATAACAAGGGTTAATGTATGACACAAGTATTTAATGTATCGATAAATGGAGTTGTTAAGGCGGTTGAGAAATGTAGAATATCTGAAGAGATGAATAGATTTTATGATGTGGCTTTTTTTGATATGGATGAACAACCACAAGCCGAATCAATAGTTGTAATTAATTTTGGAGATAGAACTTTCACAGGTTTTGTATATAGTATAAGTAAAATAAGTAAACTATTATATAAAGTTGAGTGTAGAACTGAAGGAGCAAAATTAACAGAACCTTATTCAACGTTTACAGAGGGGTTTGATGAAGCAACAACATCCCATGAGCTGTGTGCTTTATACGCAAGTAATTCGGGAGTACCTATTAACATTACAGCAGGTAATCTTGATTTTGGTGGTAGTTATAAAAGAACAGGAACTATGTTATCAGCCTTATCTAATATAGCAAATATAACCGGTGCTGAGTTTTGGGATGATGGATCAGGTATTCAAATTCAACCAAATAAAGCGATCACAGAAAATGGAATAGAAATACCTCCTATTGATATATTTAATTTTGTTGAATCAAAACATAGTGTTTATAATAAAGGTGTTGGGTTTATCACTATACGAAATGGAGGTAGTGAAACAAGTGATATTATATCAAAGAACAAAATATATGCTGAAATAGATGAATGTACAGGTGAGATATTTGTATATCCAAACCCTAATGGATTGATAGAACACAGTGTTGGAATATCACCATTAACACCAATAAATATTAGTAGAGATGAAACAAACAGTTTATTGGATCAAGACTTAATCAGATTAGATGGTGCAATAAAAAGTATTGAATCAATTACTTTGAATGGTGCAAATGTTTCAGATTACAACTTTGAATCAGGACATAATGTAATTTACTTTAATACTTTAAAAAGAGGTACATTAGTAGTAAGTTACACAGCATATTGCTACAAGGGTTATACAAACATATCAAATACTCCTATAGGGAGATTCGTAAGTTTTGATTTGTTTTATTTGGATCAGATATTAATGTTTCAAGGTTTCCTATCAGGTGATTGTTTAGGTGCATCAACGGATGGAGATATGACTTGTATAACACCTAAAGAAATGATGTACCCAAAAGGGTTCTTTGTATATACAATAGGTGGTGATCCTGAGTTTATATTTTATGATAAGAATCTACAGATCATACGTGATGTTGTATCTGATTCTAGTATTCCTTACACATCTGTTGAAGATGCTAAACTTGAACAGATGGAATCAGGTAATTATAGGTACAGACCACGATATAATATAAGTAATACTTTAGACGCTAAATCAGCCGGTATTGTAGTACCTCATACACAAGAACAGGATGCTGATGGTCACTTCTTTCAATTCACACAATACTACCCTAGACTTGTAGTATCTTATGAAGTTACAGGTATAAAACATACTATTCAGTTTCCAAATATTGAACATGGTGAAATAACAATGGTTATCCGGAATAATAATACAGGTCAGATATGTGAGTATGAATTAGATGGTATTGATTACGATGATCTTAGTAGCATCCCATGTGAATTAGATCAATATATACCTGTTAATATTGCAGAGAAACTTGGTGTTGAAGTAACTGAAGTCAAAGGGTTGACATTAAGTTATGTTAAACCTGACTTAGCAAGTGATACTGTAGTTGTTGATGATTTTGGGATTGTAAAGATATGGGTGTTTGTGGATGGTGATTATGTGATAGATACTTCAGGTATAAAAAATAGAACATCAATTACATTAACTGCAAATGTGAATGGATAGGAGTAAAATATGTATGAAGTAAATAGTCAAACCATAACAGAGGATTACAAGGCTGAAGCAACACCTTTGGTTGAGTGGAAATTTCAAATAGAGAATGGGAATACAGGAGAACTAACAAAATCTGATCCATTATTAGATACAGAATCTTTAGCACAGGAACGTGCTTTATCTGAGTTTCTTAAAAATTCATATAAGATAAATGAAATAAGGTTTTCTACACATGAAACCTTTATGACTAAAAATATGGTGATTAATGTATATGGTATTCCATATTTAGTTAAATCATTAACTACACTTATAACAAGTAAGAGTATTAAAACAGAAGTGAGGGCGATACGATATGAATAATGTTAAAAAAACAATTACAAGGGCAGTATTATCGGAGATAAACGCATCTAAATCTTCTAAATCAAGTGGTACTAAAATTGCTACCAATGCAAGAGTTATACCAATCATAACAATAAAGCCATTTTCAAAATGATAAAGGCACGTAATATACTCACACCTGTATCAAATCTTGGATCAAATACTTTCACAATGCAAGTACCTTCTGATGAAGAAGCTGTTGATCACGAGGGAGCATGTTTTTCAGTATCATCAAAGCAAGAACATTGTTTTTCAGTATCATCAAAGCAAGAACAGTGCTTTTTTATAAAAGAAGATGAAGAAGAAGATGATAAAGAAGAAATACCCCCACCAAAAATAGAGATAGAAGGTTTTTCAAGTATTAAATGTGTTCAAGCACATGGATTATTTAACTTAACTGTTATTGGTATGTATAAACCTGATGCTGAAAGTGAAGTACGTGGTGTATTAGCTAAAGTACAATATACCCCTAGTGTAATAGGTGGACTTGGATCAATAGAAGGTGTAACATATTTCACAAACCTATCTGACTATGATATAGAATATGGGGATGTTGTTAGGTTAGACAGTTGGAATATACTTTCAGGATTAAGTAATTTAGCGATTGTTGTATCAGGAACAGAAGGTGGTGTTGTTTATATAGAACCTCTACTGTTTGGTGAGAAGTGGGATTCAAGGGGTGAAGTATTTAACCCTTCATCTAATACTTTCATATCAAATGATGAATATTATGTTGGTACATGGGATGAATATAATATTTTAAATTACACTCGTGAAGCAGTTTATTATACAACACTACTACCAGATAATGCCGGTTACGTGATAGGTGAAGTTTTTATGACAGTTGATAGGTCGATTGGAACTACAGAATACAATACAAGAACTTCAAACATCAATGGTTATAACCCTAATAATTCGGATATAAATAGGAAATATGTATGGGATATAATTCAACAACCTTGTACTGACTGTCCAACCTGTGTACCTCAATTTTTTCACCCTAATCAGACGGGTAAAACATTGGGTTATCCTACTTGGTGTACCCTAATTAATAATTTGAATATTTCAACTAATGGTCAAGCTAATATTTCACATAGAAGGGAAAATCTATTTATATGTGACAATAATGAAATAATTTTCTTTGATGATATTAATCCATCATCTAAAATTACAGTGGGAGCAGGATCTAGTGGTGGTTCATTCCGCTATAGTAATTGGATTCCTAATGAATGGTCTTTAGATATTAGTGAAAGCCAAAGTGCCAGATATGTTTATAACAGGATAGATACACCAAACCCACATACTATTACAAATCCATCAGGAGAAAAACTACAATTTGATGGTGATTATGCCGGATGGTCAAGTGATGGTGAATTTTATTATATAAATAAAGAAGGTACTAAATCAGGGAACGTGACGGGCATTAATAAAACATTAGTTAATGGAATACTTATAAGTGCAGATGATACAAGTGAAATCACACAGACTATACTTGATGATGAAGAGTAAAAATTAATATGTTATAATATTAAAAAATATATAGGGTTAGAAATGGCTTCAATAATAAATGCAGGTAGTGGTAGTAATGCTGAACTCACAGAACCATACACTACACAAGCATCACAGCACTCACTACTGTTTGGTATAGGTGGAAAAGCAGATACTAAGTTCCCTTTACCTACAGGTTCAAGTTGGGCTGTTGTTGAGCTACATTTTATTGAAGGAGATGGAAGTACAATAGCTTATACAGAATGGTTTGATAAGTTGACTGATATTTTAGCACGATTGATTGAGATTCAGGATGCTATTGAAGCAGATGTATTAATAACTAATTACAAGATGGTGGCTTCTCATTATGATCATACTGTAGCAAATAAGGTTGATGTGTATCGTGGTGAACATCTTGACGGTCAAGCTAAGGTTGATATTGTTCTTGATAGTAGCGGAGTTGATTTTACTTTTCCTATAGGTAATTGGGAACTTTCTGATACTGTTTTAGCTCCTGTTTTAATATTAAGTTCTGAGCTATTTGCTGACCCTGATTGTGACAGTGCTGGTTCAGGTGTACCTTGTTTAGGATTAAATATTTCTGCGACAAGTTCTGCAATAGATGGTGGTATTCGATATAAAATGTTTACGAATAATGGAGAAGATTTATATACAGATGCTTTTGACGGTGTTATTAATGGGGTGATTGCACAAGGTGATGAAGTTTATATGAACTTTGACCTTGAAATTGGTAATTACGATGTTATTATTAGACAAGCTGATGGAGTAGGTGGCACAACTGCAATTACAAACGGTACAATCACCTCTACAGCAACAGGGATTCAATTACAGTTTACTTCGGCTTACGATAATCCTATAATTGAATTTTACTCAACGACTTTTGATGATATTTACATAGATAATTTTTCTGTAAAAAAAGAAATATAATAATTGGCAATAGTGTAAGTCCAAAGAGGTGCTGTTTACAGCTAAAACGATTGATTTTAAAGGATATATTATGTCAATGGGAAATATAATTAAAGAAAAATACATTAAGTGGGCTTATGATGGTGATTCAGTTGTTCTAACTGCTCCTACAACTTGGGAAATTTCACTACATACAGCAGATCCACTTGATGATGATTCAGCAGTAAATGAATTAGTAGGAAGTGGTTATGCAAGAAAGGAGTTTACACCTTCAATCGGTGCTTCACCTAATTTTGAAATGACTAACCCTATAGATCTTGAATGGAGTCCGGCTACAGCAGATTGGCTACAAGCAACACACGTTGTTGTTAGAAACAAGGCTACAGGAGCTATGCTTGATCATGGTGCATTGACTACACCTAGAACAATTTTGAATGAAGGTGTGTTTAGACTTAAAGCCGGTGAGTTAGATACTCTTTACTCATAAGACTTAGGAGAATAGTATGGCAATCCCTGTAATAGCAAGTTACACTAAAAACAGTACAGAAGGTACAGCTACAAGCTTAACCCTTACTAAACCTAGTGGTGTAGCAGTAGGGGATTTGTTATTACTTCTCGTAGGTAATGAGAACTCGGCAAATGGTGAGGGTTTTGATATTCTTACCGGTTGGAATCTTGAATTTAATTATGGTTCAGGTGGAGTTGATACTTACATTGGCTTATACTCTCGGATTGCTACAGGGGATGCTCTTGAAGATGCTCCTGTAGTTCCGTTTTTAGCGGGTGATGATGGTCATGGATGGTACTTAAATGTCAAGGGTGTTAATGCTACAAACCCATTAAGAATAGTTGGAGTATCACAGGAAGTTGTTTCCTCAACGGTAACGATTGATGCTTTGACTACAGATACAAACACATTTTCACTTGCAGTTTCTTTAATGGCATTTGATGGTGCTGATGCAGTTCCATTTACAGAAAGTGGTACGGGTTGGACTCTTGGTGATTGGACTGATTCACCTACAGGAAATGGTGGGGGTAATGCCTCTTCAGGTGCTTGGTCAAGTAAAGGCATAAGTACAGCTTCAACAGGTACAGAAACATCTATCATAACCGGTGATGGTACAAGTGATGGTATCGTTGCTACTATGTTTATAATAGCCGGTGATGAAAGTGCAGGTACAGTATATTATGATGGTTCTGCTCAACTTGATGGTGTTTCAGATTTAACAGCTAATGCAGATATTGTTCATGATTCTTCAACCACATTAAGTGGTGTTTCATCTTTAGCGGTAAATGGTGTAATTATTCATGATTCTTCTGCACAATTAGATGGTGTTTCAGATTCACATTTTTATCAGTCGATTATATTTGCTATGGATGCTTTTCAGGAAGCAGGTATCTATGATGCTTCTGCTCAATTAGATGGAATAAGTGATGTAATTGTCAATGGTGAAATTGTATTTGATTGGGCTTCAGAATTAAATGGGGTTTCTGATTTAACAGCAAATTCAGAGATTGTTCAAGACGGTTCTACTCAATTAGATGGATCAAGTGATCTTACTGCATCCGGTACAATATTACATCTTGCTACAGCAGTAGTCTTAGGTACAAGTTTACTTGTAGCAGATGGAGATATTGTTCAGGATGCTTCAGCTTCATTATCCGGATCATCAAGTATGTCTATTGGTGCTGAGATTGTTCAAGATGCTTCAGCAACCTTACTTGGTGTATCAGATCTTACAGCTAATGCTTCTGAAACTGTTTACTATGATGCTTCAGCACAACTTGATGGTGTAAGTGATGTTATAGTTGATGGTCAAATCATAAGTGATGCTTCAGCACAACTTGATGGTGTAAGTGATGTTATAGTTGATGCTCAGATTGTTCAAGATGTTGTTACACCTTTATCCGGCTTATCAACCCTTGTATTTAACGGACAAATTATACATGATTGGTCAGCAACCTTACTTGGAGTATCAGATTTAAGTGCAACAGCTTCAGAGGGTAACTATGTTGATGCTTCAGCTACTTTAAGTGGTAGTTCTGACCTAAGTGTTGATGCTGAGATTGTTTATGGCGGTTCAACACAACTTGATGGTGTAAGTGATGTTACAGTTGACGGTCAGATCATACAAGATGGTTTATTAACACTTTATGGTCAATCTGATTTAAATGCTAATGCCTATGTAGTTCATGATTCAGGTGCTATTCTTGATGCTCAATCAGATGTAACAGCAAGTGCTAGGATAATAACTGATTGGTCAGCTACAATTTTAGGTGTATCTGATACAAGTGCTACTGCATCTGAGAGTGTGTTTGTTGATGGTTCAGCTACACTTTTAGGTGTATCAACATTAACCGCTAATGAGGGTAACATAGCTATACCATACTGCAACTCAAAAGCTGTTATAATACAATATACAAGAGAAGTTGATTTTAGACAATACGAAAGAGATGTTATGTTTAAAAAATACAATAGAAAAGTTACATTTTGCTAAAGGAGTGATACATGATTCAGGACTTAGAAAGATATAGTGGTAACATGGATGTTTTCATAGCCACATTGTCAACAGATGAAGAGGATTTTACCCTAGTTGGTAAGACAATTAAAATGTCATTAAAGATTGGAGCAAACCCTGTTCATACTTTAACCGGTAATTTGGTTGATGAGGTTAATCATGTTGTGCATTTTACACCTACTTCTGAATCAGTAGCATATACCGGTGAAGGTGTTTGGGATATTCAGATCATTACCGGTTCTGTTCCTGTTGTATTTGACAGTGGTTTAATTGAATTATTACCAACTGTAACACCTCAATGATAAGGGAGCTTGATATGGATATTACAACTAAAATAGAAGCATCAACTACACTTGTTTCAACGGGTGCTTTGTTGGTAAAGAAATCAGCTTTTTCAGGAAGCGTGTTCTACTCGATGATTATTTTTACTGATCCTGCATATATTATAATTGCAACACTTGGTGCATTTGTAAGCATGGGTTCAGCTTATTATGATTACCTAACCCTAAAAAAACAGAGAGAAGGGGATGGTGAAAAGTGTGAAAAATCATTACGTCTTGAATTAGCTAAAGCTTTTTTAGCAGGACTGATAGTGACAGTTTTATCATTCATGTTATTTCATAAGGCAGGGGGTGATATAATGCAGAAGGTTACAGGTTTTACATGGTTCAAGGAAATGTTACCTTCTTTTTGGCTTATTTTGACAATAGCACTTGCTACAGAAAGTGTTTCAATATGGGATAAGGCAAAAGCAAAACTAAAAGGATTTTTCTCATGATAGTTTGTGCTGATATATTTATAATGTGGGGGTTGAGTTTACTCTACCTCTTATGGAGAACTAAATCGTTACGAGGTAGTATAACAACTACATCAACAACAGTTAGTATTATAGTTGCCGGTATCTTTTTAAAGATTGGTGATGTACCGCCTGAAATTGCAAATAATGTTTTTGTACATATTGCTTGTGGGGTTCTTTTAATAAACCTATCCGCCCTTGTTTGGAGAATTATACCTCATGATGAAGCGGATCGATGGAAAAAAGGAAGTTATGATGCTTGATAAATTATTACTTGGATTCTTAGCCCTTGTAATTGTGGGTATGATTGGAGCTACAGGTTATCACTTTAAAATAGTGAGTGATCTTGAAGATCTCAATAACGATAAAGACATGGTTATAAAAGAAGTTGGAACTACATTAAACAAATCCTATTCTTTATTGTATAATTGTGAAGAGAACGCATCAAAAGTTTACAATGATGGGTACATAGATGGTATAGGAGAACGTAATGAAACTACTATTTCTAAGCTTGACGACCTTACTACTTCTTAATGGGTGTGGTCAAAAATTAAAACCTTGTGTTCCTCAACCCTGTACGAAACAAAAGTGTTATCACCCAACATTACCAATCTACCCAACACCTACAAATAACAAATCTTTTACCAAACCAATAGATAATGGTGACGGTACTTGTATAGTTGTTATTGACGAACTGCTTGGGCTACATACTAGCAAGGAAATTTATAAAAAGAATTGCTATAGATATGCTTCAATAAATACAAAATTAAATAGAAGGAATAAAAAATGACACTACTAATATCAATAATGATAATGATTGGACTTGATATGTCAAATTGGTGGCTTGTGGCTATTATTCCTTTTTGGATAATTCATGCAATAACTATACTTGATAGTTAAAAAGGAATAAAAAATGAAATTAATGTTTTGGATCTTAATGATTGCGTTAATTGGTGGTGGTGCTTTGTGGGCTAAAGGTAAAGTTGTAAAGACTGATAATGGTTATAAAGTAAAGACTGTTCACACCTACTATGAGAGTAAAGTGAGTTGGGGTGAGGGTTATAATGATCATGTAGTTGATACAGCCATTACAGGCATAGCAGTATTAGCAGTCGGTGACGGTTGGACTTATTCCACAATGACAAATAAAGAAGGTGAGTTTAAAATAAAAGTTAAACCATTAAGTCCTTTTACTCTTAGGTTATCGGATGGTAATACTTGGCTTGATTATGAAACTGAAATAAAAGGTATTCCGGAAGGTACAACATTTAGTGAGTTACCTTCATGAGAAAATTAATCCTTAGCACCTTATTTTTAACCATGCTGTTATGTGGTGAAAACACAAGTGTTATTGTAAAGACTGATATGGGTTTTGTAATGAAGCCAATCTCTCCAAAAACATGTTACACAACACCGATAAAAGAAACCCCTACAGGCTTCTTATTTACAGGACGTATTATATGGGGAGAACCGGCTATAAACGCTGAAGTAGGTGATCCCTATGCTGAGAGATTAGTTTTTGTTTCAGAGGGTAAAACGAGGGCATGGGAGTACGTGGGAAAAACAGATGATAATGGTACGTTTTCTATTCCTATTAAACCATACACGCAATTTAAGTTATACGCATGGGATGGATCAAGTAAATCGTTTGCTATGTATGATGGTCACTTCTATTATAATTCAGAGTTAAATAATCTGTATCAAACACCTACAGGCGGTGAACCATTTATTTCTGAAAAAGGCGATGTAATTGTAATTAAGGTTGGAAAATGAGAATAAGTAATAATTTTAATGAATATGAGTTTGAGTGTCATTGTGGTAAATGTGATTTAATTACTCCACCGCTAGAGCTACTTAATGTGTTAGAGGATGTGAGAGAACATTTTAACAGACCTGTAACAATAATGAGTGGATATAGATGTAATGCTCATAATAGTGCAGTAGGTGGTGCAAAGGGGAGTAAACATAAAAAAGGTATTGCTTCAGATATTATAGTTTCAGGGGTAACTCCAAACAGGGTACAAAAATACCTTCTTAAAAAATACCCTAAAAAATATGGGATAGGTAGATATTCTTACTTCACTCATGTTGATGTGAGAAGTAAGAAAGGAAGATGGTAATTAGTCTAAGTAGATTCTTTTATTAGCTTTTTCAACCATTTTATTTTAGCTCTTTTATATCGCGTAACTTCTTTATTTGTAATATCACATACAATGTTACCTTTTTCAATCACAAGTCCACGTTCAACTAATGCGTTTAATCTTGCACATACTGAGGATCTTTCAATACCTGATAAAGATGATATTTCCCTAGATGTATGTGCTTTCTTTATTACAGATAACACTTTTAACTCTTGTCTTGAAACTGTGCCATCTATATTAATTTGTGCAAACGCATTTAAAGAGTTCTGATTCATACTAATCTCCTAAGTAAAACTATTTTTATCAAGAGTTTCAACTTTAGTGTCAATTACTCTTTTCATATACATCAAGCATACGTTGGATAACACCACGTATGCTACGATCTTCTTTATTAGCTATTGCAACAATACGATCATATTGATCTTTGCGAATACTGATCATTTTAGGTATAACTGCCTTTTTCTTATTTTCAGCCATTTTTAATTCCTTTACTTTTTATCTAAGTTTAACCAAACTTTACTTAGATTTATCTGAAACGACAGAATATCTCACCATATATTGATTCATCATTGAATACGACTTTACCCATACCTAATGAAACCTCTTTAATACCGTTTTGATAAACTTTTTCTATATTCTTTTCATGCTCATCATCTTTGAGTAGATTTTTGTAATCTTGATCTTCAACTTCAACTTTTAACAACTCTTCCATATGTACGTCATTTAAATTAAATTTTGTATTAAACTTAAATTTAAAGAGTTCTTTCATCTCTTCTTTCCTACTAGCACCCAACGAATAAGGTAATGTATCAAGTGTATCTTTAGTAAAGTTTTTTAATTCAAGCTCTTTAATCTCTTTTTCAGCACGATAAATAATCTTTTGAAGATCCTGTTTTCTACTAAACCCCTCAATCTTTTTATTTCCAAAATGGATAAGGTTTGCTATAGCTTGTGCCTTGTTATTAAGTCTATATAAACTATCATTATTGTGAATGATAATGTCAAATTGAAAATTATCTAATTCTGTTTCAGATTGATGCATATCATTATTTACAACATCGGGTCTATTTACTTTGATTGTTAACGCACCATCTATCTGCTCTCTTAGAAATCTAAAGTCAGGAACAATGATGTACTTACAATCGAGTTTATCCGCTTCTTTTAGCAGAACATCTCTCCATATTTGTTCACCAAAATAATCGATCATCTTACCGTTACCAAATGTTTTTACTCTATCTCTCTCAGCTTCATCACCATTGTATAATTCTTTAAACTCAGCTACAGTAATACCCATGTGCTGTGCTAAAATCTCACGCATTGGATCAGCAAAAGAAAGTATCTCAGCATCCCCTAAACATGTTTTAAGCATCTTTCCAAATGTATCTTTACCTTGCTTTTTCTTGTGACCTATCAATATAAATTTTTTACCGTTCATAACATATCCTTCATTTCTCTTAATACTCTTCTAACTGCTTCATCATCATTTCTGATCTTTAAAGCTCTCTCTATTTTCAGTCTAAATTTTGAATGTATATCTTCAATCTCATTTAACAATACAGGTACACATAACACTATTCGTTTTTTGGTTGCCATAGTCTTATCCCTTTTTTTGGATGCCATTGACGCATACAGATTAACTGTCTTGTAAATATAGCATCTTTTTCTGTAAAACCTTTACTTTCATAAGATTTAACTACACCTTCCCAATGCCAACCAAAATTATCAAGCAACTCAATAGCTAACTTCTCAGTAACCTTAAACGGTTGTCTTTGTCCTTTTGGTAGGTTTGGTATTGGTATCATTTGACCACCGGCTTTTTTAGGTAATGCTTTGATATTATCAGTAGGATCACCCATAAGAGTTTGGATTAAATTGAAGTTACGTGCTTCACCTTCTGAGGTATTGACAAAGCTCATACTCATATAATGAACATTTAACCAATCACCGGCTATACCTCTCCACAGATCCTTATCCATTGAAGCACCAAACCAACCTTTAGTATCTACAAGGTAAGCAACTTCATCATCAGCTTCAATACCTTTGGTGTAACCATACTTTTTTAAAGCCCACTTACGCAATCGGTAAAACAATTTGGTACGCTCAGGACGCTCACCTTTATACTCTGGATAAATGTCATATCTGAAGTTACCGTTTGGATCTGAAAATATTGGTTTGATACCTTTAACCTGACCAACAAAATTTACAGAAAACTGATCTTCAACATCCTGAATTAATACTTTGAGCTTATCCTTGTATTTCTTCAGTGGTTCTTTGTACTTCTTTCTACTTTTGAAACCACCTCGTTTAGCTTTAAAACCACCTGTCTTTACATCTTTACCTTCAGTACACATGAAGATAAGATAATCAGCATCATGAGCAATCATTCGTTTTTTTATTTTTTTACGTTTCATTAAATCCTACCTTTTCAATACTTTCAATATATGTTAATCCATCAATCCATGCTACCCAATCCCCATGATCATCTAGCCTATACATCTCACATAATTCTTCTATAGGTAGGTTTAATTCATCACCGTTATACTCAACTTTTATATTTCCATTTATCTGAATAAAACATTCTGTTGATAATTTTAATTTAAACATTATCATTTCAACATCCTTTTTAAAAGTTTTTTAGTTGCTACAATATCACCCATAGCATCATGATCAGGTTCTTCAATATCATACTCCATACATAGAGTAGCAAGTTTAAAGTCCGGTGGGTCAATACGTCCAAGAGCGTGTTGTAATCTTGCAAGTACCAACGTATCGATCACTCTCCAATCAACATAAGAACCCATAAAATCAAATTCCTCACGTTTAGCCCAACCATGTAAAAATTCAACATCAAACTTTACATTCTGACCTACTACGATAAACTTATCTTCTTTGTCAAACTTGTTAATGTGTTTTTCAAAGAAACTGATAAGTGTTTTAAAAGTATGTTTTGGGAACTTTTTAATTTCCTTTTTTGTACGCTTATTAATCTCTAATGCTTCTTTATCAATCTTACAACCAATAGATTTTGGATTGAAGAACAAGTTACACCTATCAATCTCTTTTGCTTTCTTTATTGTTTCACCTTCAGCAACAATACAGGCTACTTGAATTACACCGTGTGTGTTTGGATCAAGCCCTGTTGTCTCACAATCTAAATATAAAAATTTTTTTTGCATCCTATTTTCCTTGTATTTTTTTCAATATATTCTTCCATTTTTGGGATTAATAATTCCAAATACCGGAAACCTTTAAAACTGATTTTCTTTACCAATGCTCTTGTACCCCACTTTGCAGTAGAGTATGGAGTTAATCCATACGACCTGTCAAATGCTGTTACGTGTCTCCTTTCTTCAAGTTCTGAATACAATTTAAGGAACTTAGTAACAACCTTTTCATGCTTTTTTAAATAGAGTATTTGACCATCTTCAAAATGCTTAGTTGGTGACAAAGCCATAATATAACAATATTGATCATTACTGTGCTGTCTCATACTACATATATAATTACGACCATAACCTAACCTTTGACTTTGATTAATCATACTATAATAATCATATCCTGCCATTACTTATACTCCGAAATCTATATATTTAACACTCTCTTTTTCAATGATAGCACCGTTAAAAACTATTATACCTTTACATCTATGAACAGCATCATAGAGATAATTAATCATCCCTTGTGCTTCAGGTTTAGGTACAAGTAAAGGTACACCACTTGCTATTATTGATAAAGATTTTATTTTTTTTAATTCGTTTAAACGTAGTAGCCACTTCACCATTTATCACTATTTGAATCATAATTTAACCTTTTTACTTTTAGTTTTTTTTGTTAAATACTTGTTAAGAGTATTATAATCTTCATCTATTGCAAGATTATATACCGTTATGTTTGCTTGTTTTGCTAACTTTATTGCTGTAGCAGTTCCACCAACTTCTTTTCCTTTTGGAGTCCAACAAATAATAAATTTTGAATATGTTTTTGGTTTCATCTCCCAACCAAAAACTTGATGAACATTTCGAGAATGTAATTTTTTTGCACCTTCTGAACATCTATACCATGCAGGGTGAATATTTTTTGCAATTTTATATGCTTTTTTACTATATCCAACAAAAGCAGAATTGTCTTTTATTCCATTAAAATTATTCCAAGGTATGAATATTTCTTTATTAGTTACATTTTTAGCAAAAGCGTTATCTGCTCCATCTGCTCCACCTGACCTTAACGCATAACCATCTTTTTCTAATTTTTGTGCTAAATTATCCATCATATTTAATATATGTTGAGGTGTTTCTCTACTTCCAATTCCGGCATAACATTTCATCTCATACTCCTAGTTCATGTAAATGTTTTTGACAAAGTTCATTATACTTTGCATAGTCAAGATCTTTAGGTAGCTTATTACTAAGCTCCATCATAGGTTTACATCCATCTGTTTTAGGAACTTTGTTACCACTCTTTTTATAGTATATACCTTTACCCTTTTCTGAGTAATACCAACGTACAACTTTACCTAAATACTTTGTTTTTGATGAAGCAAGTACAAGGTCTTTTTGGTAATCAACATTACGTTTTTCAAGTGCTTTGTTTTGTTTACGATTAAGACCGAATGTTCTACGTTCAATAATATATTTGTCATACTCTTCAGTATTAGGGAACTTCTCAGTACCATATAATGCACCGCCGGTAACTGACCTTGAAGAACAGAATTGATTAATATCCTTACACTCTTGTAAAGTTATATCAAATGGTTTACCACTTAATAAATAATCTCTAATGGCTTTAAATACAATGGGGTATTCAGAATTTTTTTCAATACTAGGTTCACCAAATGCACCTTTTGATTTAACTTCATCTTCATCTAACAACACGTTTACAAAATTATTTACATCTCGTACATGTGAGGATTTGAAAAAATTGTATTCCATTTCCAAACCGGTCTTTTTATCAAAGTTTTTAGTTATCTTCTCAATTATCTTTAATTGATCTTTTTTGATTTTTAATGTAATTCCATCTGTATTTGCATAGAATGTTTTTAAACCCTTTAAATGCAATTTTTCAATAACCATCATCAAGGTTAATTGACCGGTCAATGTAGTATGTAATAGTGAAGAGGGGTCAAACAGTTTTGAAAACTTTTCACCTTCTTTACCAAAAGATGAGTTCAAAACAAGCTTCATAATATCCTGTTCATCATAAACATCTTGATACTCTTTACTACCTTTTTCAAGTGTTTTCAACTTAGGTTTTAACACATTATTTCTAGTGTGATACATACCTGCATAAACTTCTAAATACTTTTCACCTAAATGTTTTGGATAGAATTTATTTATGATCTTCAAAGAGGGGTACAATGATTTATAGTCAATATCTACAATTACTTCATCTTCACCTGCAACAAAAGTTGTAGATATTACTGATCCATGAACCCCACCTAAACCAAGCTTATGATCTACACCATCGATAGTAATAGGTTTGTCTAAGAAGTCCGGTAATATGATGTTACCGCTATCACTTATTGTTTTTTTACTCTTCTTACCATATCTTTCTTTAGGTGACTTCTCAATACCTAGATCATCTAACAAAAAAGTATATTCATCATCTTCGATTTGATTTAAAATATGCTTATTCATTATTAAAAATTTATGTGATATGATCTTTTTAAACAAGGTTTTCAATTCCGGTGTCTTAAATTTTATATACTCAGGTGGAATATATTGAATGAAGTTAGGTTGAGGTTGTCTTTTACCTGTATATCCTATCTCACTTAATAAGATAGCTTCAGCAACTTTAGCACCATTAAAACTCATTACATTTATATTGTATTTTTTACCAATAGTTTCCCTAAGCTTCAGGTCAGTATGTAAATGATCATAAAGACCTTTTGTAAGTATTAAGTCATTTCCATTATAATCTGCAACCTCATCTGCTTCTTTACGTGATAATTTCGTATGAGGTAGAAATGGCAAGTCTTGAAGCTTCTTAACCCCTAACCTTGCACCATACAATTTAAGTGAAGCATTACCCCTAGCTACGTCCATAATATCGATACTATCTACAATGTTATCTAAACCTATTTCATTATAGACTTCCCATCTTCTAAGACCCTCTTCTACAAGAGCTTTTGAGAGATGATGTACTTCATCACATGGTTCACCATCCAACATATAAGCAAGTACCGGATCATCATAATTCATGCTATTAAATCCAACAAACTTGTATTTATCAATGAGCTTATGTATCTTTTTAATATCTTTCTTTTTAAAAGATGTATTCTCACCAAATGCTTCAAACAGTTTAACCTTATCATCCGGTAACTGAATACCACAGCACATGTAGTTGGGGTAAACCTCTAAGTCATACATTGAACGTTTCATGACTTTTCCTTTTTTATTGTATAAATTCTGCATAAACAATAGCTATTATAATGCAAGTAAGTATTATTTTTCCTAACATATCGTTGGTTGCTGAAGGGCTCCAATTATTCAAATTCAAACTCATTACTTATTCTCCATATTTCTTTCCACAGTAAGGACAATAAATATATCCCAAATCTTTATCCCATGTTCCATTACATCTCATACACATTACTTTCCATGACATATTACTTCTCCTCTAATAATTTTTCAAGCTTTGATAACCTGTCTTTCATATCTTGCTTCTCCTCTGCTTCCTCTCTTGCTTTTCTGTTGCAAGGGTGGCAAGTATAATAATCACCATCCCATGCTGTAGCAAGACTTGATTCCCTGCCACATCTAGGGCATTTTGGATTGCTAAACCATCCCATCACTTATCCTTTATCTTTATCATACCCTTGTGTTTACTGACTCTTTTAGCACCGTACGCAATCGTAAAATCACGATACATAATGTTATTTGTTGTAGGAAAGTTTGCATATAGTTTATTATCTACTGCATTACCCTTTACACCCACTAACGCATAATCAAAATGTTGTAACACTTCATCAATTCTCTGATATAGATCCATTACCTACTCCTAAATTTTTGTAACATCTCATTACCAACACTTGACCATGTTCTATTACTTTCAGCACCAAACCCTGTTCTAGTGATCAACCTGCCATCTTTATGGCAATACGCAAAATAACCACCATATTCATGCACCCAACAACAATATTTACCGGCATAACTAAGTATCTTCTCGTAATCATTTACCTCTTTCTTTGTAATAAAACAATTAATATAAAATGGATTTTTACTATAACCATCACAATTTGGATTTTCAAAAGCATCATCAATATAATTACCACATTTTTTACAATCTGTTTCCATTACTCTTCCTCTAATAATTTAACCCAATGTTTGTAAGCTTCTTCAGCTCTCATATATCTTTCAGCAAGTGCAGGTAACTCTTGTATTGTTGCTGTATATTTCTCCTGTGCTATTTTTTGCATAAACTCTTTTGCCTTAGCAATTTTCTTCTCAGCAAGTATTGTCATTTCAGGTTCAAAATACTCTCTTGGTACGTTAAATAAATATTGTGTTGAAAACTTCATCTCTTATCCTTTCTATTCTGATAAAAATCAGCACCAAATAAGTTAGTTAAATGGTGAATTGCCTTGTTCCTGTTAAGTAGTTTTGTTATTGTATAAATCATATTAATCTCCTTAAATTATGAATGTATGTGCTATACCAATTAATGCAAATACATATATTGCGATTGCAAACATCAATGCTAATGCTACCCCTACTATTTTAATCATCATTTTATTTCTCCATATCTCATTTTATATTCAATTAGTTGTTTTTCAACACTTTCTTTACTTGTTTCTAATTCAATTAAAACTCTTGTCATTTCTCTATAGTAATCTATTTTATTATCTGAGTTTCGTTTAAATAAATATGCTAATGATATTGCAAATGGTTTACCACTCATTAATAAAGTATTCACATTTTCAATATCATAAGGTGTAAATCTTTTCATTTTAAGCTCTCTTCAATTGCATCAAACATTTCTTTCCATTTATACATCATATAGCCAACAAACTTATAAACAAAAGGTGTCAGCATAAATATTGTAAGTATTGAAAATATTATTTCTATCATGTAATCTCCTTTAAGATTTAGCAAGTCACACCTCAATGTGACTCACAAAATTTTAACATGGTATCGTGTTCATATCCTAATGATATGGATACCTACCTACTTTTTTGACTTCTTCTTTTTACCTTTTTTACTCTTTTTAGAAAATTTCTTTTCACCGGAAAGACCTTTACCTTCCTTCTTAGAGAAGTTACCTGAACCATCACCTGATCCACCGGCATAAGGTACAAAGTCCATGATCTGAACCGAGTTGAGGTACATTGAAACACCTTCAGCATACACCGTAAAGTTAACGCTTAGATAGCCTGTTGAACCTTTGCCAATACGACCATATACTTCCGGATCAAGTACCTCACCATCACAGTCAACAATACCGATCACAGTTTGTTTATCATCAAACTCAGTAGCACAATGAGGGTTGATATAAATGTTTCCGTTTTCATGCTTATAAACAAGCTCATTTGCAGGTTTCTTCTTAGCACCTTTTGGTTTATATTCATCCCAAAGTGCTTCACGAATATCATTGATGCGTTTTGCTTCAGCTTTTGGGATGATCATCGAAACCTTGTATGACATATACTTATTCTTTGTATCAAGTTTAATACCTTTACCGGTAATTGATGCAAACTCAATATCACCAACATCTTTAGTTTCATATCTAAGGTAAGGTTTACCTGTATCTGTTACAAATACATCTTTTAACAATTTATTTTTTTTAGCCATATTACTCTCCTAATTTGTCTTTTCTTACTTGTGCAGATACATCTGAATACTCTTTACCATAACGCACACCTAGTTTTTTGATATTGTGATCAATCGTTTCTTCTCTTGTAATACAAAGCCCTTGTCTAAGACCTTCCATATAAAACTCTAAGTCACCAAGTTCTTCTACAATATTTTTACGATCAATTTCCTTGTTATATATCACAGCTTTTTTAACAGCATCTAATAACTCACCGGATTCACCACTCACACCTACAGCCATGTGTAGGATATGTGCTGAATGAGGTGTCATTTCATCTGCGATCAACGCACCATCTTTAGCTAAGGCTCTCACCATAACCGCATGGACAGTAGTTTCTTCCATTACTTCAGCAACTTTTTAGCTTTTTTGATCAACTTTGCTAAACCGGCATAGTCAGGATGATCTTCATCAAATTGAAGTTCAAGTGCTTTTTTAGCTTTTTTCAAAGACTTTTTATCACCCTTTTTAACGAGGTCTTTAATGTCACCTTTGGTAAGCTTGTCTTTTTGATAGTCTTTAGTATCTTGTTCAAGATCAACACCTTCACTACCATCACCAATAGCTTCTTCAGACGCTTTTGAATCTTCTTCAGTTTCAGTTGCTACAAGTGTGCGATCAATCAATGCAACTGTAAATCTACCTGCATCTCTAATCTCTTGTGCTTCTTTTGTTTTACCTTCTGATTCAAGAATCAATGCACCGATCTCTTTTAGATCTTTTCTTTTAAATGCTGATACCAATGTTGCTGTTACTAAACTTACTGTTTTTTTACTCATAATTTTCTCCTAATATGTTATTTGCTTATTGCCTAATTCTGACAAAGCATTAAGTTGTGTTAAGGTACTTATACCTCTTGATGAGTGTTTATCTCTTCTCTAAGTCTAATGACATAAGCTTTCAACTCTTCAACCTCTTTAACAAACTCTTTGTTATCTGCAACCAAACCTTGATTTTCAAGCGCAATAGCAACTTCATGTTCATGTAAAACTGCTTCCAAATCGATTGTAAGTAACTCTTCACCTTGTGGGTGATCTGCATAATAACCCTCTAGCACATTTTCTTTTAAATTTTGAATCATTTTCTTCTCCTATTTTTTAAATTTTGATGCTCTGTATCAAGCACCTCTTCATACACTTTGTTAGCAACAACATACATCTTACATTTACTAAGCCCATGTTTGCGATTATCCTGACTATCTGTATAAGTATAAGCAGTGCCCTTAAATTTAACCCTAGTTCCTTTTGAATGTGCTTTAAGGTTATGTATTAAACTAACCCAAACATGATCCGTAACCTCTTTACCATTATGTTGTATCGACTCAATACAAACGGTATCACCACTTTTTGAAATATTACCTATAACACCGGTATATTCAAGTTCTTTACCCAACAGCTTTTTTAATTTTTTTCTTGTACTCACTCTTGTCCTTTAATGAAGCACAGGTTTTAACCGTGTGCTAGTTTGATTCGTTGTCGCCCTCTGTCTTTTACATCATCACGTTTATACATTTTCACATTGTTTCGTGCAATTATACGACTCATTGTTCCATGCTCGTGCTCTCTAAAGAGTTTCATCAAGTTGTTCCAACTACCTATCTTTGGTTTACTTGTCTTAATACGTGCATAATCACCCCTTGCTCTTTTCTCTCTTGGTTTTCCAAAACCAAATAATGAAACCATCATACCCATGAAATATTTTTTCATATTCATTACTTTCCTTTTTATTAATTAGAGTGTGAACTCTTATAAGAGCTACATAGTGGGTATTGGGAAGGGAATTAAAATATTGTTCAAAGGAGGAAGTTTTAGAATACTTTAAAATACTATGTAGCTCATATAAAAGCTCTTGGTGAAGTGATGTAAACGCAGTCACTAACTGTCGGAGAATAGTTAATTCCTCCATCACTTCATAAAAAGCTCTTTTGTTACAGTTTATTGACAGACTGTAATAGCTCTTAACCCTATCTGAATCTTAGGTTTATAAGTTAAAGTTCATATCAAGTTTGTCTATCTTGATGATGTATTATTGCATAAGTAAGCTTAAACTAAAATAAAACAAAGTTTATTTAAGATATTTCTTTATTTTTCTTATGCAATCAGCTAATCCAATACAAAAATCACATTTATATCCCAATGATCTAAGTATCACATGGAAGTCAGCTTGATCCCTATTATGTTGATTGTTCATGAGCTTTTTAGTGGCTTTTAGTTCCAAATATAAGCCACCATATTTCTTTTTTACTTTAGGTATAAAGAGATCCGGATAACGTTTACTCCATTTACCGTGTATCTGCTTATGTTTCTTACCATTCTCCAAACCTATCTGATCAACTTGATCAAAACGAAAGGGTTGCTTAGGATAATCATCAAGCATAAACCTACTCAATTTAAGTACCAAAAGATCTTCAGGTTTAATTGTTTTTCGGATTCTTCTTTTTCTTCTAACCATTGTATATGTCCATTATTCTTTTCCATGCTTGATTGCTTGAATAAACTTTCTGATCATACCCCTTATAGGCATTTTCATACGCTTTCCGGTTTTTAACTACACATTCTCTATGGATGAAATGACCCCAAGATGTTTTAGCTCTTGTGTTCATTTTAATCATTTCACCTAAAAGTTGCTTTATTTCTACCAAAGAATATTTCATTGATTGATCAATGTCACTTGCAGTTAATAGTTTAGCCACTTCTACACTTTGTAATTCTTTGGTTATAACTTTAGCAATACTGTTACATGACGGGCAGAAATATTCTGTTTCAAGATACTCGCTAGTTGTTACTGTATTCCTTTTAGCATCTATCATTCTAAATACATATTTACATTCTCTACATTCAATAGCTATATCAGTAATATCATCTTCTTCATCTTCAACTTTAGATCCATCGTCTGCAAATTTTTCATCATCTTCATCTTTGGATTTATTCCAATTACGTTCATCGTCAGGTAATCCACACTTCAAATAAACACTACATAGATCAACTATTTTAACTTTAGGAATATCACCATGTGTTCTTAATGACCTACCCCAAATTTGTATTGCGAGTCTAATAGATCCTACAGGTCGTGCAAGAAATAAAACCTCAACTTCCGGATCATCAAAACCTGTGGTAAGCATGGCTACATTTATGAGCACATCAAATACATTGGCTTTATACTCAGCGAGGATCTTCTTTTGTTCCTTCTCAGGTATCATGCTGTGTATAACCCTACAGCTTATTCCTTTTTTAATAAACTTTGCATGTATGAGTTTAGCGTGTTCAATAGATGCTCCAAAGATGAGTGTTTTTTTACCTTTTGCAAACTTTTTATAGTTTTTGTAAACTGCATTAATAGCACTTGCAGTATTGGTTCTCTTTTCCATATCAGAGGTGTTGTAATCACCTGTTGCTTTATTTACATTCAAACCCTTAACATTAATATCAGGTGCACTGAAATAATCAAATTTAGCTAACCAACCTTTCTTAATTAACCAACCGGTACTATACTTATATATACTGTGATCCCATCCTTCAAGTCTATATCCACTTGCTGTTATAGGTGTTGCTGTAAATCCAATCCATTTGCTAGTACCCCAATATCGTTTATGTAGGTCACTGATTATGGTTGTAGGTACACCATCCACAATGTTGAATGATATGTGAGCTTCATCAATCATGATCTTATCCAACCCACCTATCACCAAAGGATCTTTTTGTAATCGTCTTGATAGTGTCGAAAGAGATGCCACTACTATAGGGGAAGTTGCCGGATCACCATAACTATCTGTTCCCATGAGTAAAGCCGGTGAATACTCTTCAAAGGTGTCAAGTAATTGAAATACGAGTTTGCGGTATGGAGCTATAATCAATACTCTTTCACCATTACTTATGAACCGTTTGATAAGATCGAGAATACATATTGACTTACCAAATCCGGTTGGTGCACCATAGAGAACATGGTCGTGTACCTTCAATGCTTTTAATGTAAGTTTATTTTGTTTTTTCTGATGTTTACGTAGTTTCAATTTATTACCTTTTAAGTTTCATAAGTTAATTATATCTGAGGTAAGCTTTATGTAAGATAAAGGTAAGACACGTTACAATGCTTTATCAAATAAAAAGGAACATATATGTCAGAACATTTAAACACAGAAGATAAAACAGAATCAATAACGTTCAAGGTTACACCAACCATGAAAAAAGAGATTGAGGATCTTATGGAAAAGAAGAGGTGGCGAATGAGTGCTTTTATACGTGTAGCAATTAGAGAAAGTCTTAAAAGGATTAAATATGACTAAAGAAAAAATAAAAAAATGGGAAAAAGAGATAGCATTTTGGGCTAACGGTGGTACTTTATGGGGTTATTCACCCTATGATGGAAATTGGTTTAAATATAATGACAAGAAATTAGAATTTGAACGAGATATTTATGTTATAGAAGATGAATATTTTGAAGCACGTAAAGCCGATGCTCTTGGTGAACCTATTGAACACAGATACAATGAGTATGATCAGTGGGAAGAAGTAAGTAAAGCAAGTTGGTTAAAAGGTCAGCAATACCGTTCAAAACTTAAAGAGTGGTATAATAAAGTAAGTGAAGATACTCCTATTTTATGTTGGGTTAAAGATGAATATAATACAAACATTCATACAATGGCTATTAAAATAAAATCAAAAGGTGTTAATTGCTATTTTGATATACAAGGTATGTCATGGGATGAAGCAATACCTGTCAAACCTGAAGAGTGTTGGAAAGGAAAGTAAGATGAAGTTAAAAAATGCAACAACGATTGACATATTAGAGAGTTTTGTAAAACAGATCAAAGACGGTGTGATTGAGGTTACTCAATTTGATTTACGTGACGGTGATGTGCTTGTACATCAAACTTGTGGCATAGTTGATCGATGTATAGTTACAGATAAAATCATTGAGATGAGGTATAAAGCCATACCGCCTAAAAAAACTCAGCAAGAGGTTTATAAACAACTCTTTGATACAGCTTTTATGGGATATGCAGGTGATAATGAACATAAAACTCAAATGGCAAATATTTTTGCTTCAAAAAATACAGTGAAAGTATGGAGAGAACAATGGAAAAAATAGTTAATGAAATAGTTGACTACATTGATTTACATGGTCTGACAATAAAAGAAGTTATACGTGAACTTGAAGTGGAAGTCATGTTGGCGTATGTTCGTAAAAGAACAATGACAATGTGTGTTTCACCAAAGATAACTATAATATCAACTCCTTATATGAAAAAGGATTCAATATTATCTTATTTACATGGTGTTGATTTTCAACCACCTCAACCTTATCAAATAAAGAATTTACATGATTTGGAACATGATGATATAAAACATGATAAGGATGATGCACCTGCCGGTATGAGTCCTTCTTATCATCATCTGTTACAAAAAACTAGAAAGAAAAGGAAATAAAGATGAGTCTTGAAAATATAATAAGCACCATAATACTATGGGTAATTATAATTTTTCTTGTAAGATTGATATATATAAATTAAATGTTATTGGAATACGCAATAGAAAATACAGTAAGTGAATGGAGAAAACAATGGAAGAGGTTATGACACAAATACCAATATACAAAGCTAAAAAAGATAGACAGTGATGAATGGGTAGAGGGGTATTTATTTATAATTTGGAATAAATATTATATTCTTTGGGGAACTACAAATAATATCCCAAATCAAATCGAAATAGACCCATCAACCCTAGCAATACACTTTCCAAGCATGATTAGACAAAAACGGCAAAAAGATATTTGCTAGTCTTAATGAAGATGGAGAAGGTGGAGATAATGTTACATATTTAGATAATAGCAAAAAGTGCATTTCTGTTGCACGACTTATAGGAACTAATTTTGTATATTGCTCTAGCTATGTTGAAGTAATAGGAATACATAAAGGATAACAAGTGCTTAAATGGCTAAAACAATTATTTTGTACTCATCGTTGGATATTAATCAATGAACCAAGGTGGAAGATTTGGCAAAATCAATATAGATGTATTTATTGTAATAAAAAAATATTACGAGATAAAAACAACCCTCCAATTAATTATAAAGGATAACAAATGAAACTAAAGGAAGATAACTATGAGTAAATTATTAAAAGGAGAGTTACATGAAATATTGTAATATCACATGGGATAAAAAAAAGAATAAAAAGAAAGTAGATTTCGGATCAACTTGGGGATCTATGAAAAAAAAAGATGCTAATGCAACATTCATACTTAGTGGAAATGGTTTAGTTGTTGTTGATGTTGACACCACCGACTTTAATAAACTTGACCCTGTACTTAGGGAACTATTACCAAATGAAGCTACAATAAATACAAAGAGGGGGTATCATTATTACTTCACCGTTGATGATAGTACACTTTTCACTACACGCAGTAAGATAGATGATGAGGAACTTGTGGATCTTAGAAGTGAAGGTGGTTTGATCTTCAATAGTTATTGGGGTGATAATAAAAACATATCTTACTTCAAAACAAAAGAGGGTGTTAAAAAAATGCCTAAAAAACTCTCAAAATATATACTCAAAAAATTGGAAGGATCAAAACCTACCAAGCGTAAAAAAACTAAATCCAAATACAACAACACCGATAAAAAGAAAGTCAAAGAACTTCTCTCATACATACACAGCTATGATGATTATGATGAATGGTATCAAGTGGGTATGGCACTTAAAGCATGGGATGAGGTAGAAGGTCTGAAGCTATGGGATAAGTGGTCTAAACAGTCTGAGAACTATGATGGTGGTACTGAATACAAATGGAAATCATTTGCCGATGATGGTCAATTAGGATTAGGTACATTATACCACTTAGCAGAACAGGGTGGATATGTGATTCCCCATGCACCTGATTTCTCCAAAAAGAAAGGTCATGTATCTGTTCAAAGTAAGGATTATAAACCCCCAAAGGGAGTACCCCGGCAGGATCAAGAAGAAGTAGATTGGGATATTATTGATAAGATTAAAGAGAAGGTTATGAGAGTCAGAGGGGGTTATGAATTACTGAATGACAATGGTAAGTGGATCTTCCTCCTCGAAAGTGAACTGTGGACTACTATTTATAACGTATATGGTAATCCATTTAATCAAAGCATGGTAAGTGATATTGATGCTGAGGTTGCTAAGATCAGTGAGGTTGTTCTTAATAAAGACGGGGGTGTTACACGTACTGATAAGGACGGTAACATGGGTGTCAGAATTGATGCTCTTAATTCTGAGAAAACTAAGTTAGAAGAGAAGTTTAAAGCTATTCGGAAGTCAACCAAATCTCACATCACCACGTACAATCAATATGATGAAAAGTATATTGAGATCGATCCGTTCAAAACTGAGGATGAGGTTTGGGTTTATGGTGATACGCTTCACCTTTCACTACATGATATGTTTCCTAATGTTGATATACAGCAACCAGAGTATGATACTAAAAAATTCATCGATGATTATAGAGATCACTTTGAACATTTCGATGAGCTACTTGACTTTATTACTGCTTCAAGGTTTGCACCGGAAAGAAAGAAATGTTATCTCTATACTAAGATGATCTCAGACTTTGGTAAATCGTTCATAGGCGATGTTTTTGCTGAACTTGGGTTAGTAGCTGAGATTAATGAGAAAGAGTTAAAAAAGGCAGGTACAGGTGATCCTGTGGGCTTAAGTGCCAATATGTTCAGAACTGCTTGGATCCTGTTCTTTGATGAAGTGAAATATATCAACTCAGATTTCAAAGGTATTACGAGTAAGATGAAATTATCACCTAAAGGTCAGAAGAGAGTCACTGTACCGGTATATACAAAATGGTTAGCTAATGCAGAGGGTTTGGATAGCCTTGTTAATAATACTGAGCGACAGTTCGCTAACCGGTTCTCATTTTGGGATATGGGTAATAACAGTCTTGATACAAGGAAGCTCTTTCGTGAGTCCAAAGCGAGATACTTCACCGGTTTGAAATGGGAAGTGTACTGCATACTTAAAGAGAAGATTGCTGAGTATGTTGAGATGGGTAAAGCAAACTCCTATGACCTTGCTCAAAAAAAGGTATCAAAATTTCATAAGAAATATGGGTTGGAAGAGAGCATGGAAGATAACGTTGGTGAATTGATTGAGAAGATAATTACAAGGGTCAAGGATGTTATGAGTTCAGCTAAGTTCAAACATGATGGTATTGATAAACTTATATATGACGATTTTATTTTAAAGGGTGGTATATTGTACGCTAAAAGATTAGGTTCTTTAAATAATATATTTGTCACTATAGCTAAAGAGGTTTATGGTGATGATTATAAAAGTGTTTCATATAAGGCTCATTATCTAAGAGAGTCTTTTGGTGCTAAGACCTCTTTAAAAATAGATGGCGTTAAATTAAACGCATTTATATTAAAGTCTTAGCGTACTCCGGAGTACGGATTATTGTACTCCATCTGCAAACCACGCTCTCAGCGTCGATACTCCAAAAACTCCAATACTCTTCCACTTTCTATATACCCACCACTTGTATGTTATTATATTATACCTTACTATACTATACTATACCTACTTACTTTTTATTTTATATTATATAAAAAAGGTGGAGTATATGGAGTACAGACGGTGTGGACGGGCTTTGTCGTTGGAGTACACGTTGGAGTACAATGGAGTACGTGGAGTATAAGTATATATGTGGTATAGTTTTATAAAATATACCTATTAAGGATGAAATATGAAATTAGTTACATTTGTTGTTGAGCAACCAATCAAAGAATTACTTAAACGTGAGTCATTAAAGAGAGGTGGCATTAGTATGAGTCAGTGTGTAGAGAGTTTAACACTTGATAATAAGCCTTATGAAGGTAGTATAAATATGAGTGAAATTGCAGGGCGTAGAGATACTCAAATATCTATGAAACTATCAGATGAAATGAAGGAGATTCTTAAAACAAATTCTCAATCGTGGGATATGAGTATGACTGAATATATCATACGGTCAATCATAAACACATCTCCAAAAGCAGTCAAGCAGTTAAATAAATTACATAAAAAACACATCAAAAAATTAATGAAGAAGTTGAAAAAAGAAATGAAAGTTTTAAAAGATGATATAATTTAATCAAAAAGGTGAGGACATGGCAAGTTTATTATTTGGTGAAGTTGAGGGTGAGTTTACTGTTGATGAAATGATTGGTGTGTTAAAATGGATTTTAAGGACAGAGGGCGTTGAATATGAGTCATACATTACCCAACTCAACGAATGGCAGTTAGATGGCTATGGAGAGGTTAGCGTTGCATCATGTAGGGAAACATTGTGTTTATCTTAAAAGTCAAAGGCATTGAACCTTTGATTCGTAAGTTTAAGAACTTTCATAGAGATAACCCTAAAGCTGTTGCGTTTAGTATGAATAAAGCCGGTGGTGTTGCAACAACAGCTTCTTTACTTAAAGCTAAAAGTGCGTGGAATCTTAGAACAAGTGACCTTAAAAAAAAGGTTAAAATTAAACGTGCAAATGTGGGGAAATCAGTGTATGTTTTTAAGATGCACTCAACCCCTATTAACTTAAATGAATTTTATGCTAAAGAGTTAAAATCAGGTGGTGTATCTTATAAGATACAAAAGAAAAGTAAGAAGATGAGAAATGCTTTTATTAAAGGTAAAAGTAAACGTAATACATTTGTTCTTACAAGAGTAGGTAAAGAACGATTCCCACTACTCCCTCATTTCTCAATCACACCTTCATATATGTTCACACAAGCTAAGGCAGAAAAGGAGTTTGTTACTACATTCTTCAGAGGTAAAGGTGGTAAGCGTGGGTTTACTGTTGAGTATAAAGCTCAGTTAAAAAGACTCCTTAAAAAAAGCCCTTAAAAAACCCTTAAAAAATAGGGTAAAAAAATACCGATAAAAATGGGTAAAAAATTGGCGAAAAAATATGTATAGTAAATTAAAGTAAAGCTTAGTATAAGCTTTTATATTATATACTTCCACATATTAAGGAGCATAAAGATGCCATATAAATTTGAATCAAATAAACAATATATTCCAATAAAGAAAGATAAGAGGGTTAAGCTTACAGCAGGGGATAAAGAAGAGATACGTTACAGGTATCTTAAAATAGGTGATGTATCACAACGTGAGTTGGCACGTGAATATGATGTGTCAAGACGACTCATAGTATTTGCTATTTATCCCGAAAGACAGGAAGAAAATTATCAGAAACGTATTGATAAAGGTGGATCAAAACAATACTACAATAAAGATAAGCATACTGAAGCTATGAGAAAGCATCGTAAGTATAAGAAAGAGTTGCAGGATAGTGGTGAGTTGGTAGATAACAAATACTAATTGTTATTTATGTATCAGGTGATGATACATAAATAGCTCCTGTGGTATCAAGGTGGTATCAAGGTGGTTGCGGAGTGGTTGTAAGATATTAACCAATAAAAATAAATAATAAAACGATAAATAAACTATAAATAAAATTAAAAAGTAACTATAAAAAAACCGTGACACCTCTACAAAAAAAAAAATTTTAGGGTGCGGTCGCCGGTCGCCGGTCGCCGGTCGCCGGTCAGTCACTATGACTTGAAAAAAATAAAAAAATCGGGGGGTTTTCTACTAACCTTCTATTAAGGCGACAACTCAAAAAAACCCAAATCGTAATTATTGAGAGCTGTTATCAATAAGCTTGTCAAGTTGATACTCAATATCAATAAAAAAATATGGTAAAAATAGATAAATTTTAGTTTATTTTAGTTAAATTTATGATATAATTACTCATCTCAAAACAAAGGAGTCAGAGATGAAAATTTACCAACATAAGCACGGACAAAAGAGTTTTGACTTTTCAAAAGTCATTAAAATAAGTTTAGCTATTAGTTTTGTAATAGCTTTAATCGTAATTAGTAAGGGGTAAAAAATGAAAGTAGATTTAACAATAGAGTTTAAAGGTGTGAAACACGTTGGAGATTCATTAAACAAAATTACGAGAGGTGAATATTTAGTTCATATAGGGCATTGGAGTTTTGACTATAGTTGCTCAATAAGCATTAATGATGAAAACTATAGTGAAGAGTATATAGAATTAAATATAGCGTTATGTGTTTATGATAATCTAAATTATTATAGAGAGTTTAACGAATTTCAAGACTATCTAGACATAGAGGATTTTGCAGATGAGTTCGGTTATACTGAAATTAAAAAAGTGTTAGAAATAGTTAACGAGATTAAACAAATATCTGATAATCTTATAAATAAAGATGAAATAAGTAATGAGTTTTTATCTGATATGATGGAATTATATTCAGATGGCGAACCCGAATTAATCCTCTCTAATAAAGATAAGATTTTAAAATATATTGAAATAGAGAGGATGTAAAAATGAGAAATTTTAATAATTATAGTGATGATGATATTATACAAGAATGGAATGAGGGTAATGACTCAAACACAGATATACTTGACTTATTTATGGTTGAAGATTTTGCAACCGTTAACGGTTTAATATCAAGAGGTTTAAAACATTAAATGGGCTTTTTGCTTTTTTAAGACAAAATATAAAAGGATAAAAGATGTCAAGGTTAAAACACAGATATACAACAGGGAGTGAGATTAATCACTTATTCGCTAATAATATAGATAGGGATATTTATTGTAATAATATGAATGTAAGAGTAAGTGAAGATAGGAGTTATTTATCTTCATATAACACAGTAATAGCTATTTTACATAGAAAAGAGTTTACTTTCATTGTATCGACTGAAATATACAGTCACACAACATCTATGCAACAGTGGGATTTAAGAAGTGCGATATGGACAGATAGCGTTATATTTGTACCTAATTGTAATAATTCTCTTTTATCAAATATAAAAAGCTTTAATTATGAAATTAAGTACCTTATAGGCAAAGAAAAAAGAGCACGTCAAAACAAAACTAACTATCAAGTTGAAATTTTAGACTTACTAGACAATATGCAAAAATATATCAAATTTGAAAAAGCAGATTTGCGAAAGTATGGCAAGTATCTGAAGATTAATAATTATGATGATGTAATTATGTTTTATGAAAAAGAAATAGTTAAAACTGAAAAAGAAAAAGAGATAAAAAGGAAAGCTCTTTTAAAACAAAGAGAAAAAGAGCAAAAACTTTTCAATGAGGAAAAAGAAAAGTTAACCCTTATTAAAGATGAAACAAAAAAGAGGTTAAGTAAAATTAACACTTTACTACCTACACTTTTTCATCACGGAAAAAATAAACTTTTTAAAAAATTGCATAATGAGGTCGTTTTAACCATACGCAATTTTAATAAATATGACATATTTTTTGACGTGTATTACAATAAAAGGGATTATTTAAAAGTAAGTAATGATAATAGTATTATTACAAGTCAAGGGGTGAAGATAGACGTTAAAGAGGCATTGAGATTTTATAAATTTTTTAATAAGCGTCAATTAATGACGGGTGACAAAGTGGACGGCTACAGTATAAGAGATTTTAACCAAGATTTAAAATTCATTGTCATTGGATGTCACATCATAGATTTTAAAGAATTGGATTATATAGGTAACGAATTAGAAAAAAGGGGATAAGATGCGAAAATTTATTAAAACACATGTAACTTATGATGTTATCATAACAACTAAAGAATTAATAGCAATATCAAATAAAGACTTAGAAGCAGATGTTACACTATACTTAAGGTTAAATAAAATAAGTGGTGTAAGTGGTGTTGATTATGATATGGGTTATATTAATAAAAATATAACTTTGACTTTAGAAAGTAATTTGGATAATGAAAAAACTAAAGAGGAAATAATAAAGACTATTGAGGATTACTTACAATGAATTATAAAATATTAACAGAATACATTGAAGAGCATGGATCTATTACTCATCAACAATTAATTAACCTCATTAAAAGAGATAGGTTATTAGATGAGTTAATAAACAAAGGTTATGACATAGTTTTTAATCATGATGAACTTACATATAATATTTTTTGGAGTGACTCTAATGAGGGTTATATGATAGATATTTATAAATCAATGAGTCATTATAATGAAGATGAGTCATTACCTATAAACGGTGGGTTATGCACGGGTTCGGAATTGGACGCGTTAGAATTTTTTATTAATTGGGATGAGGTATCAAATGACTAATACAGATTTTATAATAGAGTTATTTAACAACATTAAAGATGTTCGTAACTTAGGGGAAATAAATAAAGATACCATTAAAATAATTTTATCTAATAAAGAAGTAGAGAAGGGAATTAGAATAATATTTAATTCTAATCAGATTTTTAACACACGCCCTACTTTAGAGTTAGTTTCTTTTGAGCGTAGGTTAATATGTCATATTAATACAAAGGGTGTAATCATAGAAAGAATACGTGATACCTTAGTAACAGAATTAAAAGGAGAATAAGATGGACTTTAATTATTTTAATGTATTGATGATATTAACCATATATGTAGTTTATCGCTATTTTTAACAAACATGTAGCAGTGAGTTAACTCACTGCTACACCCTCACTGCTACACCCTCACTGTTACACCCTCACTGTTACACCCTCACTGTTACACCCTCACTGCTACACCCTCACTGCTACACCCTCACTGCTACACCCTCACTGCTA